CAATTGCCTCCTCATGGTTACGATGATTTCAGCTATCATGAAAGGACAACACTATGACATTCTTGATGATGGTGATGACTGCCTGCTCATTGTTGAGCAGGATTTGTTGACGCCTGAGTTCGAGAAGAATCTTTATGATGAGTTCCTTTCTTTTGGGATGGAGATTAAGCTTGAAAACATCTCAACAACCATTGAGGGAGTGGAGTGGTGCCAATCTCACCCCATCGAATATGCCCCGGGCAAATACAAGTTTGTCCGCGACCCCATCAAGGGGTTGTCTTCAGGGCTAGGTGGGGTAAAGTATTTGGATTCCGAACGCGTGAGGCGTAAGCTAGTGAATACCATAGGAATGGCCGAGATGACGTTGAATCTCGGCATTCCTGTGATGCAATCCTATGCTATGGCCCTAACACGCAATGCTTCCAACGGCTCGAGGGTCGGATGGGATTTCCTGCGGCAGAGAGGTTCTGCCCGACGCAGGTCAGCCCGTGCCGACCACATTGATTTGACTGCTGCCGATCCGATGTACTTTCGAGTTAATCGTGAGCTGCAAGCAATGAATCTTAAGCAGTTGGAGCGTTTGGATCCACAACCCATCACAGACACGGCTCGCATGTCTTTCGCACGCGCCTTCGGCATTTCCGTCGAGGAGCAGCTTGAGATGGAACAATTTCTCGACTCTTGGAAGTTCCCCATCACCGGATGCCAGGATCTTCAGGCAGATTATGATGTAACCAGTTGGTCACTGTCGACAGCATCTACTCCTGAAGCCTGGCCGATGAGGGAATGAGTTCCAAGAAAGGCTTTCCCACCCAGCGCGGGCCATCGCCAATGGCCAGCGCAAACCGCGCCCGAAAGGGTGCGGCCAAACGCCGCTCACCGAGCAGCAACTCAGCCGGACCCCGTTCTGTGTCGGCGGCTTACGCCACCGGCCAGACGGTCCGCGCCCCAGAAGTCCGTTCGAGCGGGCGCTCCACAAGGATCCGCCATCGAGAACTTCTCGCAACAGTGGCAGGCTCCACATCATTCGAAGTCTTCCAGTCAATCGTCGCCAACCCTGGGTTGGCGTCGTCGTTTCCTTGGCTGTCGAAACAGGCTGTCGGATGGGAGCAGTACCGCTTCCACAAGTTGCGGTTCGAATACCTTACGCGTTGTGCAACAAGCACGGTTGGATCTGTGATCCTGGCGCCGGACTATGATAGTCTGGATTCTCCGCCAACAACCGAGCTCCAGGCCACGTCCTACAGGGACGCAGTCGAAAACGTGCCATGGCAGGATTCGCACTCCGTCATGGCACCGGCTGCTATGTTCCCTATGGGGCCGCGCAAGTATATTCGTTCCGCACTTGTTGCAAATTCGGACCTCAAAACGTATGACGCAGGAGTCATGC